ATTACATCTTCTTCTTTCAAACCTAAAGATAACATAACTCTAGGTGTATGTGGGTTTTGTTGTTGATATTCACAGTAATAATTCTGTGCCTTTATAACATCTTCTTCTTTTGAATCGTTTTTAAAGTTAACAATTTTATCTAAGTAGTTATGTAAATTACTTTCGGCCATTGTTGTGACTTGGAACAATTCTTCTTCTGTCTGTATATTACCAGCGGCAATCATACCACCACTAAAGATGGCCTTTGCCCAATCTGGTAACTCTCTCTCTTTACTCGGTTTATACCATTTTGTTTCATTGATAAACCAATTCGTTAATGGGTGTTCTTTTTTAAGTAATGGTGAAAAATCGTGGAATGCACCTGTTACTTTATTCTTACCTGCAATTACATCAAATCCATATATTGGGCCACCATTTGTAAGGCCAGGAAATAAACAAACGTGCATCATCCAAAGACCTTTAGTATTCCTTGCATCAACCACATCAACGTGTGCTCGTCTTATGTTATCATTTTTCCAAGTACGATTGACCCAACCTTCTTTATTAAATCGTGTCATACCTTTCTCAAAGTATTCTGTACAATTTAAATCTAATATATCTATAATATTATTCTTGCACTGTATAAGATTTTCCCAAATCATTTATTTTTTTACCGAAATATTAAAAGAAATTGAAATTCTATCTTCGTTCTTATTTAAATTAGGTTTAACTTGATGAAATGACCAACTTGGAAAAAAATATAAATCTCCTTGTTCTATTGGCAAATTCCATAAAGTAGAATTTATATTATTATATGATTCTATATATTCATCATTCCAATGGTAATAAATTTCATTTGAAGGATTTTTAAATTGTAAAAATCCACAATTCTCAGGTGTTTTTACGTAATAAACTCCTGAAAATAAACAATTTGGATGGTTATGTATGTTATTATAATCTTTGTAACTATTAATTATTGACCACATATAATTTATTTGATATGTTAAATTTGTTTTAAATCCACAGTTTTTAACATAGTGAATTAAATTTTTTTTGATATTTTTTATTAATGGTTGTAATTCTTTAGTGTTTAAATATAAATAATCACTATGCCAACCACCCTCATTTGTAACTTTTAATCCTGCACTTTCATTTTTTAATTTATAAAAATATGAAATTAATGGCAAATTGTCAATATTTAATTTACATTTAAGAATAGGTGTGTTAAAAATATTAATTTTTAAATTATTCATATTTTTTAAAATCATTCATCTCCATAAACAATTCTGTAGCATATTCAAAACATAATTTAGCTTCAGCGACCACGTTTATTTGATACGTGTTCATATAGTTATTTATTAACTCTCTTACAACTCTCTTTGTTTCTTCTGGTTTTAAAAAAACCAAATACGTATTTGGTCCAGGAGTTTTTCTTTTTATCATTTGTCCACCATATAAATCTCCCATATGTCTTACATAGATATGTGCATATAATTTTTCTGGATCATTTTTAATTGTATCTAAATGATAAACGTATCTCAATGTGCTATCTGTGATGTGTGGTTTATTCGGTTGATTCCAAAGTGAACGAAAGTCGTGGTCTATTTTTTGTGCTCTGTCAAGGCCAGGTGTTTGTCTAAACAGGCCATTGGCAAAAGCATACTTTTCAAGTGTAGCATAACATTGTAATAGATTAAACAAATATGTGGCGTATAGGTCTGGATTGATTTGGCCAGACATAAGAGTTTGAACAAAAGGTTCCGATTCGGCTTTTTTGTGTTGTTCTAATGTTAGGTCTTTTATATCCATTAAATTTTTATTTCAATAGCAGAATCAGATACACCTATTTTTCCTGAAGGCATAATATTAAACGCTACAGAATATCTATCTATATCTGAATTATTTTTTAAAACTTTGTGATGTATTTCGCTAGGAAAAAACAACAACAACCCATTTTCAACATTTATAGTGTATTGATTTGCATTATATAAATTATATTTACTAGGTATTATTAAAAAATTATTTGTATTATAATAATTTTCAAAACTAACTCCTCCACAATTTTTATCTGTTTGTAAATATATTATTCCACTGTAAAAACTATTTTTATGACAATGATAATTTGAAGATTGATTTTTTGTAGACTTAGCTACCCAAGAAGAGGTTATATTAAAATCATTATTAGTATAAAACAAGTAATTATTTTTAAAAAAATTAAATTCTTTTAAAATTAAGTATTTCAATTCTAAAAAATTTTTACTTTCTAATACCTTGTAGGACATAGAGGTAGAAGTTATATTTTCTACATCAAGATTATCACGATTTCCTGCTTCAATATATTTTAAATTTTTTAAATTTTTTACAAATTTTTCACAGTTTATATTTAATTTTTTTGTATAGAAAACTTTTGAAAAAAAAGTAAGTATATTTTCATTTGTCATTTTTTATTTTTGAACCAACTAGGCAATCCTAAATGAGGACGGCCATCAAATATATTATCACTTGAACCTTTAGTAGCTTTATTATTGTAATGTAAAAATACCTGAGCACAATCTGTGCCTCCAAAAGCATCTCGCCAATGTTCACAAAGGTTACCTTTATAAACTAACATATCACCTGGTTTTAATATAACTTTTATTCCTTTTGTATTATCGGTTACATACTTACCATCTTTTAATCCACCTTTTTTAGGATCTTTTTCTATAAAAATAGGCCATTCATCACCGCCAAGATTTAAGGTTGTAGATATTTCACAACTAAAACGATCTTTATGCCTGTGTAGTACATCGCCTTTCTTGTAGATACGAGCATAAGCATAAGTAGGTATTAATTTTAAACCTGTTTGTTTTTCCATTATTGGCTGAACAGCTAATAATAAAGTTTCCATAGCTATATCGGCATAATGTGAATACGTATTTGGTACCTGTTCATCATTCCATACTCCCCATTCTGTTGTAAATGGTGAAATAAATCTTGTATCAAAAAATGTTTTTGCCACTTGTCGTTTCATTAAAAAGTAATTATAAACAAACTCTGCTACTTTTGGTTCAATTGCTTTTTTTATTATTAAAAAATTATTTTTATTAAAACTCATATTTTCCTTTTTTTTATTTAAACGGATATCCTAAATTCCATATCACTAAAGAATATCTTGTTCCTTTTGTTACTGGTGTTACACGATGCCATACAAAACTTGGAAAAACAATTATAGAACCACGTGGTCTTATTTCAACACACTCTTTTGTAGTCTTACCTTTTTTCCATTCCGTATCCATTGAATTTCTAAAATCAAATTCTAAATTTCCTCCAACATAATCTGATGGTTCAACTAAAGAAACCGTTACTGATAATTTTCTTATTTTTCCGTGATCCATTGGCCAACTACCATCAGCATTTTGTTTTCTTTGATATGGTTCTTCCCAACTATCACTATGCCATCCATAATATTGACCTACTCCGTATTTTGTAAACTGACAAGCTTCTGAACTATCCCAATTAAAATTCCAACCGGCTAACCTATTAGCATCGTGTATAAATGGTTGTATTTCTTTATAAATCCAACGGTCATCCATCCAAACAATATCAGATTTTCTTTTTTTTTGAATATTTTTTATGTCTTTTTTATTTAATTTACCTTTAGTTTTTATAGTATTTTCAACACCACCAGTTATGGCCATTTCAGATTGATGTTTTTTACCGTAATTTAATATATCATCACAGATTTTTGGTGACAATGCTGATTGAAAGTAATAATAGTAGTTTTTTAAATTCATAATATAAATTTTATAATATTAATATAACATATTTATGTTGTTTTGTAAAGCTTATTAAATATATTCATAAGTAGAAGTTAATATAGAATTTAATTGTTCTGATGTATTAGTGGTTATATGATATTGTTGTGTAGAAGGAAACATTACAAAATCATTGTTATTTAAAGGTATTTCCCAACTTCTTCCTTTTCTTCTATTATCATCATATTCTATAAATACTTTACAAGAATCTTTTCCAACATTTACTCCATATAACATTACATAATCTGGTGAATTTCTTAAATCTACAGGATCTAATTGTAATAAAGAATGTGAATGTTGTCTTGGTTTATAAATGTTACCAATTGTTTTTTTATGAACTAATGTAAAACCATATTCTAAATTAATATGTTCACGTAAATATGTTTGTAACATATCCCAAGTTCTGGAAAATGAAAATTCTTTATTATTAACAGTAGATAACAAAATATCTTCACTTAATTTTTCTTGGTCAATTTCAAAACCTTTAGGCATTTCTATTTGACCATAATATAAACTTATATTTGATAATATATTTCTTTTCATAATAAAAATTTTAAGTTTATTGTAATAAATTTATTAATTCCCAAGTTTGATTATTTTCGTTCCATTTATATTGCCAAAAGTGTGAGGCAGATATATTTTGATTAGTTTGTTCTTCAGTTAATGCTGGTGCATCACCGATTGGTGATTTCCAAGATGCTGTTGGAATATGTTTTATCCAAGAATTGTAAGGTTTTTTAGGCCAGAAAATATTATTATCTTCGTCCCAAGTATATCCAATACCTGCGTAATTTCCTCTAAAAGGTGTTCCACCTGTTTTGTGTGTATTATTAACGGTATGATATGATGTCTGTATCCACAATTGAGCTGGCCAGTTATTATGTGTTTCTAAATATTGTTGGCCTACTAATTCATCTTCAACATTAGAAGCATTTAGCATATCACTGTTGTTCAGTGTTAATACTGTTAAAACTTTTCCATTTAATCCTATTTTTGCAAAATGTGCCATATATTTTATTGAAATTTGTATCGTATAACTACAATTCCTGATCCTCCTATGCCGCCTTCCTCTCTTATTTCATTAGAACCATTTCCTCCACCTCCACCACCGCCACCAGTGTTAACAGTTCCATCACTACCTCCTGATCCATAAGTAAAACCATTCCCTCCTCCTCCTGATCCTCCTGGTCCTACTGGACCTGGATTACCTGCACCTCCATATGAACCACCTCCTCCACCACCTGCAAAATATCTTCCTGGTGCTGGTCCTGGAGTTCCATAAGTTGGAGCTGTTGGGCCAAAAAATGTAGTGGACATAGGAGAGCCAGTTCCTCCAGCTCCTCCTCCTGGACCAGGACTTTGATTACCTGGAGCTCCTGCACCCCCGCCACCACTACCATTATAAGATTGCTGCGGCGGAGTATTAGCTCCCGGATTTCCTTGCGAAGGACTTACTGGAGGTGTATTACCATTTCCTGCGTTCTGTCCATTTCCACCACCACCGCCAGAACCACCAGCAGTTGCATCTACACTTCCTCCTGTACCTCCACCACCGCCAGCAGAAGTTATAGTTGAAAATATAGAAGGATTTCCAGAAACTCCAACAGTTCCTGAAGAATTTGGGCTTGGCCCGCCTGCACCAACTGTTATAGGATAAGCTTGTGCTGAAATTGGTAAACCTGCAGTTGCTGGACTTGGATAATTTTGACGATATCCTCCGGCACCACCTGCTCCAGCGTGTCTTGCTCCGCCACCTCCACCACCGGCCACTACAAGATATTCAACACTGTTTGAACCTGTTGGTGCTCCTGCGCCTGTTACTGTAAAAGTTCCTGGTCCCGTAAAAACGTGTGTTTTAAAATCGCCATCTGTTAATATTGTACCACCTGTGGCCGCCATAAAAGGATTTGCAATCACTTGTATTGAAAATTGTCTTTCTACTGTTCCTTCTGTTGTTGCAGCACGAACAACAAATGGATAATTTCCTAAAGAAGGCGTGCTCGCTAATGTGCCTGTAATTGCACCTGTTGAACTTGAAATAGTTAAACCAGAACCTGGTAATGAACCAGATATAATTGTAAATGTGATTGTATTTCCTTCGGCGTCGGTAGCACCAGCATTGAATGTAGTACCACTGATAGTTTGGCCATTAAAAACTGTACCTAATTGGCCTGATGCAACTATAAATACAGGCGCCGCATTAAAACTAAATGCATCTTCTAATGTAGCAGCCAAACTTGAAGTATTTGTAACTTGTACATCATAAGGGTCGTCTGTCGTGCCCATTGAAGATGTAGTCTTACAAGTAATAGATGAATTTGTAACTCGTGTTATGTTACCAGCGGCATATTCTGTGCCTGTATTACCTATAAATTTAACCGTTACACCAATACCAAAGTTACCACCACTGATTGTAATTGTATGAAGTGTAGAACCATCGGCATTTAAAATATTATTTGTACCTTGAGCATCGCTTGTTGAAATACTTGAAATTGTAGGAGGCGCATCAATAGGTTTCCATTGGTTACCATCATAATACTCCATTAATTCTGTAGTTGTATTAAAACGTAATTCACCTGATTCAGAACCAACTCTTTCACCAGT